GGAAGCCGCTTCCGTTGAAATAACCCTGTACCCGCCGGACGCCCGCCGCCGGGACATCGACAACTACAACAAAGCGCTATTTGACGCGCTGACGCACGCTGGTGTCTGGGAGGACGACAGCCAGGTTAAGCGAATGCTGGTGGAGTGGGGGCCAGTGATAAAGAAGGGAAGGGTAGAAATCACGATCAGCAAATTTGAAACCGTGGCGAGTGCAGTCGCTGAATAAGTGGAGAAGAGCATGAACGAGTTAATCAACGTTAAAAACGACCCGGGTTTCCCGGCGATGACCAGCCTTGAGATCGCCGGGCTATGCGATAAGCGGCACGACCATGTTATGGCCGATATTCGTAATATGCTGCAGCAGCTCAATATTCAATCTCCCGAACTTTCGGGAGATTACCGGGACGATAGAGGACGCATCTATCCGCTCTTTCACCTGCCAAAAGATTTATGCCTTACGCTGGTGTCGGGGTACAGCGTGGTATTGCGCAAGCGCATTATCGATCGCTGGCTGGAGCTGGAGAACGACCAGCAGGTAAACGTGCCGCAATCACTGCCGGAGGCATTGCGCCTTGCGGCGGATCTGGCAGAAGAAAAGCAGAAGCTGACGGCAGAGCTGGCCGCCGCAGCGCCGAAGGTGGAGTTCGTCGACCGGTACTGTACCGCGCGCGGATCCATGTCGTTCCGTCAGGTGGCTAAGCTTCTCAATGCCAAAGAGACTGAGTTCCGTTTGTTCCTCATTGAGAACAACATCATGTACCGGCTGGCGGGCACTCTGACACCTCATCATCAGCATATAGATCTCGGTCGGTTCGAAGTTAAGACCGGTACTTCAGCCACTAATAACCATGCATTTAGTCAGGCGCGCTTCACGCCGAAGGGCATTAAGTGGATCGGCGGTCTCTGGGCTGAATATCTGGCGAAAGGGAAAGCGGCATGAGGGCTCTGCTTAAACCCGTCGTTGTCCGGGAGTTGGGTGTGGTGATGTTCCGCCCCGGCGGTGATCTGCTGGCGCACTTCAGCCGCGGGCGCATGCTGCTGGAGAACGAACCGGAACGTCTGGCCGGTTTACCGTCCGGGCAAATCCCGCCCGCCGCGCAGCCACTGGCAGAAGATCCGATGCTGGTGCCGGTCTTTGAAAACGAGAAGGTGATCGCGCGCGCCGGCGGCATGTCCGGTCTGGAAAACTGGCTGATGCGTGGCGGCGAATGCCAGTACCCGCACGGCACCTACCATATGGAAAACGTGACGGCATTTCATCATGCGCCTGGCGTGATCCGCGTCTGCTGGCACTGCGATAACACATTGCGCGGCCAGTTCACTGAGCGCCTGGCGGGCATCGCCCGGACGAACCTGGCGCAGTGGATCATTGAGTTCGTGCGCATGGCTCTGGGCTTTGATGATACCCACCAGCTGACGATCCCCGAGCTGTGCTGGTGGCTGGTGCGTAACGATCTGGCTGACGTTATTCCCGAAGAACTGGCGCGCCACGCGTTGCGCCTGCCGGTGGCGACCATTCCGTCGGTATATCGCGAAAGCGAGCTGGTACCGGCACCGGCGGCCACCAGCATCATTGAGGAAAAAGCAAAGCAGGTGCTGGCGCTGCGCATCGATCCAGAGTCGCCGGAATCCTTTATGCGCCGCCCGAAACGCCGGCGCTGGGAAAACGAGAAATACACCCGCTGGGCGAAGCACCAGCCCTGTGCGTGCTGCGGTAATCAGGCAGATGATCCGCATCACATCATTGGCTACGGCCAGGGCGGAATGGGCACCAAAGCGCATGACCTGTTCGTGATACCGCTGTGCAGAGCGCATCACAACGAGTTGCACGCTGACATGAAGTCGTTTGAAGAAAAATATGGCACGCAGCCCGAGCTGCTGCTGAAGACATTAGACCGCGCGCTGGCGATCGGCGTTCTGGCATAATTTAGTGGATAGAATTGATGCGTGATATGTACGAAGTACTGGACCGCTGGGGAGCCTGGGCAGCTTGTGATAATAGTGGAGTTGATTGGCATCCCATTGCCGCAGGCTTTAAGGGCCTCATCCCACACGGTAAAAAATCACGCCTTCAGTGTGACGACGATGAAGGGATTTTGATTGATGGTTGTGTTGCACGCCTGAGAAAATATAAGCCAGAAGAGTATGAGCTTGTCATGGCTCACTTCGTAATAGGTATCTCATTGCGGGCGATCGCGAAGAAGAGGAAGTGCTCAGATGGAACAATCAGAAAAGAATTGCAAACAGCGCTGGGATTCATAGGCGGCGTGCTATCAATGATCCAAAGCTAAGAAAGGCCGCCTTCTTGGCGGCCTCAATTCAGGATGTATGTGAACGCTGTGCTAACAGAGTAAAAAAGTTATTTTTATCGCCGGATTTTGGCTTAGTGCTTGTTTTCTCGGAAGGTATAAAAAAATCCTTCACTGATTTTGGCTGAGAACGTTCAAAGGATTGTCTTAGGTTCATAGTGGCTCCCCCATAAGTTTTATGAACGTGAGAAATAATGATGATTCAACTCTTGCGAAAAATAATGCTTCCGCTTAACCCAAATAAAACCATCTGCCTTAGAGATTACTGCAACATCAATAGGGCCACCTACTGTTTCGGAGTCATCTGACACTTTACGCTTGAAAGCAGTCAGATTAACAAGTGACTCGGCCATGTAAGCAAGGTCTTGTTTAGGTAAAAACTTAATCATATCAACCACTTTTCTAACGTAATTCTCGTGCACAAATGTGGTGATACGATGGTCACATTCAGCTACGGTGCTTCTCACTAGTGAGACTATAGCATCTTGGGCTTCGTCAAGTTTATCATTTGGTATCATTCTTGTGACGACTTCGTCAATACCTTCAAGTAAGGTTCGAATCGAATTCTGGTACTCATTGTGCAACTCGCCTATAAGCGTGCTACTAGCTCCTTGCATAAATGCACCGACCTCTTCTTCTTGTGCAAAAGGAGTAACTCCGCTTTCGCCATTAGTAGAGCATTTATGCACATTCGTAGATCTTCTGACTTTATCATTAAAAAACCCACATACGTCGTAGGAAAGTACTTTTGGATAATAGTCATGTTCACCATAACCAGCGAAAACTATACCTGTTGTAGTACCCAAATCATTTGTTTTACAAATCATAGCTGCAAATATGTTTGAAACAGCCTTAAGAAAGGAAGCGGGTATGTCTTCTGAGGGGATGGCGGAAAGTTTTTCAGAGACTATTCGGATTGTAACATCATTGCAATATTCACGAGCTTCATCTAAATCGTCACCAGAAAAACCATCTAGAAAATCAGTATCAGATAAATGCTCGAGAAGTTCATGACAGTATTCTTCAAGCTCAACAAAGAAAACAGCGTGATCTAAGGGGCTCCAGTACGAGTCTTCTTTCTTAGCAGCGAAAGATTCAAGTAAAAGATTAAAGACACCTTCAGAAAGGTATTGGTAAAGATGACCCTCTCTCATACCTGTGGTCACAATAGAAGATGCGGACTCTAGAAACTTAAAAAAATCATCAACATAGTCTTCGAGTCTTTCAAAATGATCCCTGTCGAGCTTCTTCCTGTATGCCTTTATGACAAGCTCCCAAGGAGCAGAGCAAAGATCCCCACTTCCATAAACCATTACGCCAACTGGGTGGTGCTTGGTTAAGGCGAACAATTTTTCAGCGCCATTATAGATTTTATGTTTTCCGCCGCCAGAAATGGTGACGGCTGAGTCAGCAGCCAAAGCAACTGCTGACTTATTATAAACCGCGATCTCTGCTGTCATTATAAATCTTCATTTATTTGTGTGTGTATAGTGAAAATACAAAAAAACTAACGCGTACGCAAAAACTATCGTAGTCTGCTAAGAGTGTTTTCTACGACACGGACTTAAAACGCTTTTTAAACCTCGCTCCGGCGGGGTTTTTTTATTTCTGCGCCACGCTCGGCGCACTTCAACCACAGAGCCTTTCAGAGGTGAGCCAGAGTGATGGTCGGTGTGACCGTCTCTGTGGGCTGACCATTTCTGAGCGCTGGCTCACCCCCTAAAAGGAAAGTCACTATGTTCGGTTTCGGTAAAAAAGCACGTAAAGCAGTAAGCGACATCAAGAAGTTCGAAAAGCGGGATCTGGCTCAGGCGGTGGTAAACGCTGCTTACCTAGTGGCATACGCCGACGGCGAATGCGAAGCGTCAGAAAAGGCGAAGATCGAACAGGTGCTGCGTAACCAGCCATCACTGGCGGCGTTCACCTCTGAAATCAACGCTATCAGCGCAACGATCGTCGGCCAGCTGGACACCAACTTTAAGATTGGCCGCCGGGCAGCGCTGCGTGAGATTGAAGATGTTAAGCACGATCCCCGCGAAGCAGAAGACGTTCTCGACGTGGCGGTGGCTATTGCTGAAGCTGACGGGGAAGTAGAGCCGGAAGAGCGTAAGGTGCTGGAAGAGATCGCCAACGCTCTCGGTCTGCGTCTGGAAAATCACCTGTAATGGCAAAGCTGCGCTGGGTTGCCGCTGGTGTGCTCCTGTTCCTGGTGATCGCTATCGACTTTACCAGCAAGTTGATGTCGATCCTTGCGGACGGCGTGCTGGTGGCGGGTGTGATTGTTTTGCTTCTGCCGCTGATTAAAACAACAAAATAACATTCTTCTAAAGGCGTCCGCCGGGCGTCTTTTACAGAGTGCATTGGGCTGCCAGCAGGTGGCCTTTTTATTTCCCCTCATCTGAGAGGATCCACAGCAATGACGAGGGGGCTAAATGTCCGAACCTGTATCCGGGTCTGTTGCAGCTGCGAGTGCGTTAACCGGTGCCAGCATTTACGGGCTGCTGACCGGCACTGATTATGGTGTCGTGTTCGGCGCGTTCGCTGGTGCCGTTTTCTACGTGGCCACTGCAGCAGACCTGACGATTTTCCGCCGCTCTGCATACTTCATCGTTTCCTATTTTGCCGGGGTATATGGTTCCGGGCTGGTGGGCTCCTGGCTCGCCAGCGTGACCAGCTACAACGACAAGCCGCTTGATGCCCTTGGCGCGGTGCTTCTTTCCGCGCTGGCTATCAAGACACTCACCTTTTTCAGTGAGCAGGATCCGCTGACGTTATTGCAAAGGTGGAGAGGAGGAACCAATGATAATAAGTGATCCTCTGGTGCTGACCAACGTAATGACATGCACCGCGATTGTTCTGCGCCTGATGATGTTCCGTAAGCCGGGCGGCAAACATAACTGGTGGGCGTCATGGCTCGCGTACCTGATTATCCTGGCGTATGCCTCGGTGCCGTTCCGCTTCCTGTTCGATTTCTACTTCCACGCCCACTGGGCGACCGTCACCATCAACTTAATCATCTGCGCCGCCGTGTTCAGGGCTCGGGGTAATGTGGCGCAGCTGTTCCAGGTACTGAGGCCAGAATGAACCAACAACAATTTCAGCAGGCGGCTGGTTTAAGCGCCAGCTTAGCTGCGCGCTGGTTTCCGCACATTGATGCGGCGATGTGCGAGTACGGCATCACTGCGCCGGTCGATCAGGCAATGTTCATCGCGCAGGTCGGCCATGAAAGCACCGGCTTTACCAGGCTGGTGGAGAGTTTCAACTACAGCATCGCCGGGCTGAGCGGTTTTGTCCGGGCTGGCCGGTTAACTCAGGATCAGGCCAACATGCTGGGCCGCCGCACGTATGAAAAGGTGCTGCCCCTTGAGCGTCAGCGCGCGATCGCCAATCTGGTTTACAGCAAGCGACTCGGTAATAACGCCTCTGGTGATGGCTGGAAATATCGCGGACGCGGGCTCATCCAGATCACCGGGCTCGAGAATTACCGCGATTGCGGCGCCGCGCTGAAACTCGACCTTGTGAGCTCGCCGGAACTGCTTTCCGAAGACACCAGCGCAGCGCGATCTGCAGCATGGTTCTATACCAGCAAAGGCTGTCTGAAATATCCGGGCGATTTGCTGCGCGTCACGCAGATCATTAACGGTGGGCAGAACGGTCTGGAAGACAGACAGGCCCGCTATGCGGCAGCGCGCCGGGTGCTCTGATGGCTGCGCTATGGGGCTTTGTCCGGGCATGGTGGAAGCCGCTACTCTTCCTGGCCGCTGTGGGATTTGCGCTTTATTACCGGGCCTCGCTCACAAAAGCTGAGGCATCTTTAACCGAAGTTAATCGTGAATTAAAACTGGCTAAAGATGACATTGAGGATATGCAGCGCCGTCAGCGGGATGTGGCTACTCTCGATGCCAAATACACGAAGGACTTAGCGGATGCTCAGAAAAATATTGCTCAGCTTGAGCGCGATGTGGCTGCTGGCCGTAAGCGGCTGCAGCTCAACGCCACCT